TTTCTATTTTAGTTGGACAAACATTAGAGACTGGTTTAGACAGAGTAATTAATGTAAAGACTAATACTACCACAAGCATTGTAAATATTCCTGTGGATGAAAATACTGCTAAAGTTGCTGATAAAGTATTAAAAACAGATGGGACACGATATTTAGATGACATTGATGATAATGATGAATTTCAAAAATGGGCAAAAGAAAATAATATATCACTTGAAACAACAGAAGACAAATTAAAAGCTATACAATCATATGTTAAATCAGAAATAGAAAGAACTGGTAAACCACCTGCTTATAACCCGTTTGGAAAAATATTTGCAAAAATAGGTGAAAGTGCTAGAAAAAAGAAATTCCAATCAGAAAATCCAGATATAGACTATGAATCACAAGGAGTTCAAGATAGTATTGAAACTAAACAAAAAGAAAAAAATGCTGTTAAAAACACATATGATGAGGTTGTAAATAGTATAACTGAAGCTGATAAACAAGAGGGTTTTCCTGACGAAGAAGGAAAT